ATGGTAAAAATATAATTATTAGTGAAATTGATAATAATAATCAAGATATTGGTGCTGCTCTATCCTCTCTAAAGGTAGGAACAGGAATAACTTTAAGTGAAGGAGCATTTTCAGAAAATTTTACAATTGAAACTATAACATACCTTTCTTCATCCAAAGCATGGTCTATTACTTTAGATACATCGGCAAACGTTGCTTTTGAGGCAGGAACAATATTAGTATCCTTCGAAACTTTAGTTTGGGTAAATCCAGAACCAACAGCAGAGCAAACTGGCTCTATTAAATATTATGGTGCTCAAACAGGAGAACAAATATCATATAGCCTTGCCGATAAAAATGAAATAGATCAAACAAATAGTATTGATCGTTATACAACAAGCACAATAATTGGTTGGGACGAAGAAGTAGATTCCCAATATTCATATTTCCGTGCAGGCATAATTGTACATAAACTAGGAGATGGCACTCTTACAACAGTAAACGGAGCAAACAGAAGTGATGTAGAATCAACTGTTGCAAGCACAGTTGATCAATTATTCGGTGATCCCGAAACAGTTGACATTTCTCTAATAATTGCTGGTGATCTTCAAACAGATGGTGGTGCATGGGCAAAAGATATCATCAGAATAGCAGAAGAAAGAAAAGACTGTGTTGCATTCGTATCTCCACCAACTCAAGATATAATAGATGCTGCTCCAGCAAACAGAGCAGATATTGTTCTTGAATTTAGAAACGGATCTCAATCCGGAGTTGATGATACCTATGTTGGTCTTGGTTCATCTTCTTATGGTGTAATGGATAGCGGTCCTAAGTATCAATATGACCGTTACAATGATCGCTTCATCTATGTTCCTATGTGCGGAGATATTGCAGGAACTTGCGTAAGAACAGATACTACAAGAGATCCTTGGTACTCTCCCGCAGGATATGATCGCGGTCGCATCAACAACATCGTCAAGTTGGTATTCAATCCAGATAAAGAAGAACGTGATCTTCTCTATCAGAAAGGTATCAATCCTGTAGTAACCTTCCAAGGTTCTGGAGCAATCCTCTTCGGTGACAAGACTCTTCAAACGAAAGCTTCTGCTTTCGATAGAATCAATGTTCGTCGTCTTTTCATCGTTCTTGAGAAGGCAATTGCAACAGCAGCCAAATTCCAGTTGTTCGAATTCAACGATGCATTCACACGCAATCAGTTCAGACAATTGGTTGAACCATTCCTCCGTGACGTTCAAGGTCGTAGAGGTATCAGTTCATATGCTGTAGTTTGTGATGAAAGCAACAATCCTCCAAGCATCATTGATTCAAATCAATTCGTTGCTGACATCTTTGTTGCTCCTGCTCGTAGCATCAATTTCATCAAATTGAACTTCGTTGCTACTCCAACAGGCGTACAATTTGCAGAATTCGGTGGATAATTTCTAAAAAAGGATATAAATAAAAAGAGGTAATAGGAGAAATAAATGGCAGACTCATCAATTAATTCCTTCATGTCGGCATTTGACGGTGGTTCAAAGCCAAATCTATATTCTGTAAATGTCTCTTGTCCTGTTTTAGGTAATGCCTTCCAAAATCTGCAATTCTTTTGCAGATCTACATCATTGCCTTCATCAATACTGGGCGAATTTACAATGCCATATCTAGGTCGTATGGCAAAATATCCAGGCGACCGCATATATGAAAATTGGTCAATGACAATATTCAATACTCAAGATATGCAATTAAGAAAAGTATTTGAATATTGGAATGAATTGTTTAATTCACATGCAGGAAATGTTTCAGCAACAACAAACCCAAGACAATTGTTTGGTGGAGCAACAATTACACAATTAGCTCGTAATTATCAACCAGTTCGTTCATATTTCTTGGCTGAGGTCTTCCCTGTAGCCGTTGGCGGAGTAGGAATGGGATTCGAACTAGATAATCAAATTTCAGAATTTGAAGTAACTTTAGCCTATTCATATTTCGTAACCGATACTTCTGCATCCGTAACTGGAGTAGGGGTTACTGGCGGAGTAGTTGGTGCAAATCCAGGAACAATCGGTGCTGGACCAGGATTCGGTCCTGCTGGCGCAATAGGTGGTGCAGCAGGAGGCGGTCTTGGTGGAGTGGGAATTGGACTAGGTGGAGGTACACCATTCAGTGGTCAATCTAGTTCGGGTGGTTTCTCATTCCAGAATAAGAATTTCGGATTTAGTATTGGTGGAAGCAATTCTAGTTTTGGTTCGAATATAGGTTAATAAAAGACAATATACTCCTACATATAACTGAGGAGTTATATTATGGCTTTTAAATTATTCGGTTATAGTTTTAACAAGGAACCAAAAGAAAATTTAATATCTTTCGTACCGGAAGATCTCAACGATGGCTCATCGATCATTGCTGCAGGCGGATCGATGGGCTATTACGTTGATCTTGATGGTACAATTAGAAGTGATGTAGAATTAATAAAAAGATATAGAGAAATGTCTCTTCATGCTGAAGTTGAAATGGCAATAGATGATATTATCAATGAAGCCATCACAGAAGATGCCACTGGCAAGTTTATTTCATTAGATTTAGATAAAACAAATTTACCTCCTATAATTAGACAAATATTAATAGAAGAATTTGATAGAATTTTACATTTATTAAAATTTGATCGTTATGGCAAAGAACTTTTTAGAAAATGGTATATAGATGGAAGATTATATTATCATAAAATTTTAGGAGAAGATCCAAAAGAAGGAATCAAGGAGTTAAGGCAAATAGATCCTCTTTATATTAAAAAAGTAAAAGAAGTAAAAAAGAATGATAAGACTCTTGGTGTTCCTGTAGTAGAACAAGTTGATGAATATTACGTATTCTCTGCTTTTGAAAAAGCAAATGCATATGATACACAGGGATTAAAAATATCAACAGATTCAATTGCGTATTCACATTCTGGTCTATATGATGCACAAACAAAACGTGTAGTTGGATATTTGCATAAAGCAATCAAGCCACTCAATCAATTAAGAATGATCGAAGATGCTACTGTAATATATCGCATCTCACGTGCACCCGAAAGAAGAGTATTTTATATTGATGTAGGCTCTTTGCCAAAAAATAAGGCAGAGCAATATCTTCGTGATATTATGAATAAGTTCCGCAATAAAGTTGTTTATGATGCAGCAACAGGAGAAGTTCGTGATGACCGCAAGCATATGCACATGCTTGAGGATTTCTGGTTGCCCCGTAGAGAAGGAGGTCGTGGAACTCAGATTGATACTTTACCAGGTGGTCAAAATTTAGGAGAAATGGAAGACGTTCTATATTTCCAAAAGAAACTATTAAGATCCTTGAATATACCAATTACTCGTCTTGAAGCGGAAAACGGTTTCAATATGGGTAGAGCATCTGAAATAACAAGAGATGAATTAAAATTTGCAAAATTTATAAGTTCTTTGAGATTGAAATTCTCTGATTTTTTCATTGATCTTCTAAAAACTCAAGTAATTGCAAAACAAGTAATGAATATTGAAGACTGGGAAACAGTTGAACAAAACATTAAATTTGTCTTCTCTACTGATTCATATTTTACAGAATCAAAACAAGCAGAAGTGATGAGAGATCGCTTGGCAATGTTAAGAGATGCTTCAGAATTCGTAGGAAAATTCTTCTCTGAAAGATGGGTAAGAAAGAATATACTTCGTCAAACTGAAGATGATATAGATGAAATAAACGGTGAGATAGAAACAGAGAGGCAAAAGGAACTTGAAAAGCAGCAACAAGAAGCTGCAATGCAAGCTCAAATGGGCGGTCAACCCCAACAAGAAGGGGGTGTTGCACCTGAAGGTGAACCCGGCCAGACTCCACCAGGAGAAGGGTCTGCAACATCAGCAACATTAGGAGATATAGTATTCGATGCCAGCAGCCTACTATGATATATTTGCAGATGAAGGAGCAACATTCAGGCTTAAATTGAAGTATATGAATACTTCAGGAAAAGTTTATAATTTACTCAATCCTGAACCTCCTAGTGGATTCGAATCTAGATTTTCCACAAATGACCCAGAGAACCCTTATCAAGTAAGGGCATATGTTCGTATGGAAGTTAGAAATTCACACGATGGGCAAATTGTTGGCTTAGTCGGAACTCCCGGGACCAGCATAACAAATTCTCTTAGCGGAAATTCCGAGTATGACATATCAGTTATCAAAATAGAGTTGGGGGATGGTGGAACAAGCCAAACTGAACCCAACATAACAATAACGATTGAAGCATCAAAGATGGCAGACGTTCAATATGGAAGATACCTCTATGATATAGATGTATGTTTCACACAGGATATAGTGGGGCATCCAAATGAGGTAATTTTCAAACTATTGCAAGGTAGATTTATAGTAAGCCCAAGTATCACAAGACAATAAAAATGCAAGATTTTCTCATTGAGGTAATAAATTTCATTCCATCTTACTATCCTTTCACTGAAAAGGATGGTTCTATTGGAGTTGCTGATTTTTATGCTCAAGAGCCTGTATATAATCACGAAAAACTTCATAGTGATCCAGTCTACAGAGACTTCAAGAAAACTTGCGATGTAATTGGTGTTCCAGTTGGTCCCTGCAATAAATTATTGCAGGGATCTGGTCTAGATTGCATCCGCAAACCTTCAATAGCACCTCCCCCTTCAAGGACATGTGAAAACGGACCCGGTGTTGCTTTGCCTTGCCGCTGCGACTGTACGGGAGCATGTCTTTATAGACCAGGATATACATCTGATTACATTGAGGATTGGGATAGAACTACATTGCTGGAACTTATAGATTCTATTCGCAAATTCCCACAAACAGATACAACAGACGATAATAATACTGAATTTGATGATGATTATCAAAGAATGGCCACACACGAACTTGCAGGAAATGCATACTGGATAGGATTGCCTCCATCTTGCGATGGAATATGGATTACAATAGTTGATTGTGATTCTACTGCAGAGAATGGATTCAAGGGATTCTACAAGTTAAGTTCCCCCACTTTCGGAATAGACAATCAAGTTGATCTAAAGGGAAGAGGACAAAGAATAAAGATTGAAACGGACATACCCGGAGTATATAAGCGTTATCAGATTTACTATTCTTATGAATTTGAATACAAATTAGGAATTACTCCACCTAATGAGATGACTTTCAAATTAGCAGATGAAAACATTGTACAGAATGCAGAAAATGATTCTGACAATGATATTGAGGGAATGGATAACTATTCCAGATTCTGTTTTGATGAATATACTAAATTTACGATGAGAAATTGTATAAAGTTCACAGATGAAAAAGGAACAATTGGAGATGTTCCCTGTGTATGTGATGGTGAATTCAATACAACTTTTGATGACTCAGATACATTGAAATATGTTTTAAAGAAAGATGTTCCAGAAGATATTCTTTCCTATGGGGTATTCTCCGTTGAAAATGAATCTACTGGTTATTGCATGAATGCAGCATTCAGGAGAGAAGGATCTACTACCGGAACAGCAACCAGCGTAGATGTACTGTATCGCTACTTTGATGCATTTTCTAGAAATACAATTCAATGGAATCAGATAAATTCCTATAATTCTGCATGGGAGGATAGCGAGAGTGAAGAAAACTGGTATTCGTGGGAGATAATACAAGATCCAGACACATTTGTCTGGAATACAGGCAAAATCAGCGAAAACTGCTATGATTGTTTAAACAAGAAGAAAAGCAAAAAATTAAGAGAAGAAGTTCCCCCATGTGAAAACGCAATTTGTGGAAGAGTTGAAATAAATGCAGCACCAGACGGTTCTGTTGTTGGTGCATGGAAAGCACTAGATGGTCCTGAAGTAGGTTATGGAAATATAACATCAAATCAAGTTCTTGAATGGGATTTATTCTCTAAATTTGGTTTCCCCACACTAAATGTGTATAATCCTAATGCAACATTTGCAATCAATACAAATTGGTACAATGAAATAAAGAATAGATTTGTCGAAAGCGGCACATTTGTAAATGAAAGAAATCAATTTATAATTCCATGTTTCCCTACAATTGCATGCGAACAAGGAAAATCTAGAACGACCAATATAATAGACATTTCAATACCATGTTCAAGTGTCTATGATTATGAAGACACTTTGGGAAATGTTCAAGTATCCGCTGAAGGAACAATTCACAAGATATATGTTGGAGTAGATTATAGACCGCAAGAAGGATGCAGAGATTGCGCAAATTGCACACCATCATCTTGTTGTGTTTCAAAATATGGTTTTTATGACATAGTATCAAGCCCAATAGGTCATTCATTCTACTATCCAGTATATTCTGGAACAGATGATGTAAACAAATTAACAACAGCATTGGAAGCATTCAATATGTCATATTTTGAATGTAATGTTCCTAGTTGCTCTGCTTCAGATCTTGAACAATATTATTTGGATTGTGTTGATTCTGGTGAAGGAACGGCTGCAGAATGTGTAGAAATTGTAGTAAATGCATGCATAGAGAATATCGATAGCACAATTTTTGCATGTGATCCACCAGTAAATGAATATAATTATTATGATTTTACTAGAAGTGGTGGAAATTGGTTCTATAAGGGAGTGCTTATACAGAATTGTGTCGAAGACCCTTCTATTTCTTCTTCATTTAGTTGCATTTATGAAATAGAACCTGTAAGACCAAGTTCTTCATATTGGGTAGATAGAAATATTGGTCAATGTCGTGTGTATACAACATGTTCTGATGAAAGTTGTGAAGTTGGATGCCCCTGTTCTTATACTAATGAAAATAAGAGAAAAGATCCAATATACTTTGGCGGTCAAGAAAGCAGCACAGATACTTGCCCAACAACATTCTGCAGCAAATGTGTTCCTGGACTTTTCTCCAAGTGCAGTTGCTGTGGATTGACAAGAATAGAAGATAATACAATAACAGGAAAATCAAGTCAATCTGCATCTGATTATTGCTCTGATTGCACAAGATCCAATTCAAATTGCTGTCCATCATGCTGCTCTGTTTGCAATTCTGATCGTATAGATTCATGCAACGAAATAGGACCAAATGACATTCAATCTACATGGAAATCTGATGAGCCATGTGGAACAACTAAATGCGGTTGGGTGTATTGGGACTTTATGGATTGTGGTGCTCTTTGCTATTTGCAAGAGAGAAGTGGCGACGAATGCACAAAAACAAATGATTGTGATTTTGATCCTATGACCTGCAATTGCACATATAGTGTCGAGGAATGCGAAACAGACGAAGAAGATCCATACCCTGTAGATGATGTTTCTAAAGAAAATGGCGGTTTTGGTGATTGTGGCTCATTCAATAATATTATTTGCTAGAACTATTAAATTTAAACGATTATATATACAAATATAGGAGATTTTTATGGATACTACAGACATTGTTAAAAATATAGCTTTTGGTAATTATGAAAATGCTAAAAATGTTATAAATCATTTATTATATGCAAGAACAGCTATTGCTCTTGAGGAAAAGAAAAAAGAAGTTGCAAGAAAAATGTATTGTGAAGATTGTAATACATCATCAGAAAAAACAGAGTAAAACGACTGATACCTGAATAGGGGACATTCATGAAGTTAATAACAGAAACTAATCACGATTTAAAATATTTGGCAGAAGAAACCTCTGGTGGAAAAAAGTATTCCATTCAAGGAGTTTTTATGCAAGCAAATACAAAAAATCGTAATGGTAGAATTTACGAATCTAATATTTTAAATAAAGAAGTA